TATTACAAGTGTTACAGGTAGTGCGGGGTCAACAACTCTTTCAACACCACAAATTCCTTCTCACACACATAATTATGACAGAACTAGTGAACAGCCATTTCCTGGTGGTTCTTTTGGGGCTTCTACTGTCAGGGGTAATCTAAGCACAGCTACTTCCGCAACAGGTGGTGGCGGTTCTCACAACCACCCATTTAGCTTTACTTCTGGTTCTGGTACATTTAGTGGCAGTGCTATTGACCTAGCCGTTCAGTATGTAGATTTAATTATTGCATCTAAAGATTAATATATGAGGATAGAACAAGGAACATATTGCCCGCTAATACAAAAAAAATGTATTGGATTAAAATGTAGTTGGTTTACAAGAATACAAGGATATGACACTAATACGGGAAAAGACGTAGATGAATATCAATGTGCTGTAACTTTATTACCTATGTTATTAATAGAAAATTCTGGACAACAAAGACAAACAGGGTCAGCAGTAGAATCATTTAGAAATGAAATGGTTAAAGCAAATGAAAACAGTATGAAGCTGCTAGAACAATCTGCTAAACTAAAACTAGGAGTTAAATAAAATGAAAGTAACAATCGTAAAAGAAGATAATATGGTGCTTGTAGATGGTAAGGCATTAGAACTTGATTTATCTACAATTACATTTCCTGAAAATTTTTGGGCATTACAATGGAATAGTTCTTCTGGACATATAGAATATAATAATCCTATGATTCAAAATGATGAGATAACTTCTTTACCAGATTGGGCTAACGTGTGTGTAACAAAATGGCAAACAAGAAAAACAGAGATTGAAGCTGAAAGAGCAGCAGCAGCAGCAGCGGCGGCAGCAGAAGCCACAGAATAAATTGTCTATTGTTAATTTAGATACATTAGATAAGTACATTGTTGTATTAAAAAATCAACTTACTGAATCATTGTGTGATGCTATATTAAATGAATATAGCCATACCGATGAATGGACAAGTACAGTTATAGGTGCAGATGCAAAAGAAGATAAGACAGTTAGAAACTGTGACACTATACAATTATCACAACCCTTTACTATACAAAATAATAATATTCGGCTAAAACTTGATAAAGACATATTTAATATAGTAGGCAAATGTATTCAAGAATGTTCTAAATTATTTAAGTATCTTCATGTGCAAGAAGACACGGGGTATGAGTTACTTAGATACAAACAGGGTGGTTTTTATAGTCAACATTCTGATACCTTTTTACAAGCACCTAGATTAATGAGTGCTTCATTAGTGTTAAATGATAATTATGAAGGCGGCGAGTTTGCTTTTTTTGACAGGCAATTGAAATATAAATTAAACAAGGGAGACGTATTAATGTTTCCATCTACATTTATGTTTCCACATGAGGTAATGCCTGTGACTAAAGGAACTAGATATTCTATTGTTACTTGGTTTAGGTAAAATACAAATCTAATGGAACAGCCTTTAACATTATTTGCAACTCATAAATATGCTTACCTGAAATCTTTTATAGACGAACAGAATTGTGCAGAGCTAACACAAGCATTAAAACACGCAGTTAAAGACGGGCTAACGACACAAGATAGTCAATGCCCTAAATCACAAGCTGTGTATGGACACCCTAAGTTTGACCAATTATTACAAGATTTATTACCTCGCTTTGAAATTGCAAGTGGATTCAAATTATTACCTACTTACTCATACGCTAGACTGTATGCTCCAGGTGAGGAATTATTAAAGCACACTGACCGACCAGCGTGTGAAATAAGCGCAACAATCACACTAGGATTTAAGGGGAATAGTTGGTCTATCTACATAGATGGTAATAAAGTAGATATGAAAGTAGGTGATGCTGTTTTATATCGTGGTCAAGAAGTTGAGCATTGGCGAGAAAAATATGAAGAAGGGGAATGGCAAGCTCAAGTTTTTTTACATTACGTAGATGCAAACGGACCACATAAAAATGAAAAATATGATGGTCGTGAATCACTTTGTAAAGCAATAACAAGAGACTCACATAGTTTAATATTAGAATATCCTAATTTTATTGATGATGATTTTGTAGATTATATAACAACATCGTGCCTACCATTTATTAATAAAAGCAAAATAAATACTTATAATAGAGAAGGGGACACAGTATTTATATCTGAAATACCTGAATTAAAAGAATTAGATAACAAATTAACTGCTGTTATGAAAAATGCTGGTAAGAAGGTAGTCGACATTCATTACAAACCACAATTTATAAACGGTGGAGATACTGGGTATGAGTTTCATAGGTATAATCCAAATCAAATTTGCCATTATCATTCAGACGGAGAAGTGGCATGTAATTTTTTAAGGTATGCTTCTGTGATATTGCACTTAACTACTAATGAAGATGGGGGAGAGATAGTTTTTCCATTACAAAATAAATCTATAAAAACAGAAAAAGGAAAATTAGTTATATTCCCACCTTATGGAACTTTTGGACATTATGTAACACCCTCACCCACACCAAGAGAGGTGTTAGTTACTTGGTTTGTGTATACCAATGTGAATGTAAGTGCATGATTAAATATTTTAAAAATAAGAATAAAATTGGAATTTATTATGAGTCCTCATGAAGAATTATTAGCACACGAGAAACTCTGTGCAGAAAGATATGACACAATACATCATAGATTAGACCGTATTGAACAAATGCTTTGGAAATTAATTTGGGGAATTATGGCTGGTTTTGGTGCTATTGCTGTAGCTGTAGTCATGAGTGTCCTACATATTTAAGGAGATAATATGAATGCATTAATTGTAGTAGTAGTTAGTGTTGTAGTTTGGGAAGTATTACTTAGAAAGTGGGTAATGCCTAAATTAGATACAGCTATTAGAGTAAATAAAGTAAGACTAAATAATTTAGTAAATAAATTTAAATGGTGGAAATAAATGTTACAAGCTATCCTTCCATTAATAGGAACAGTATTAGATAGAGTTATACCAGATAAAAATGGTGCACAAAAAGCTAAACAAGAAATAGAAGCTGAGTTAATTAAAAATGCAACACAACTTAATTTAGCACAAGCAGAAACTAATAAGATAGAAGCTTCACATAGAAGTGTATGGGTAGCAGGTTGGAGACCATGTTTAGGTTGGGTAGCAGCACTAGGTTTTGCTTGGGTATTTTTATTACAACCTATTGCACAATGGTTAATTGCATTAACTGGTAATCCTATACCATTACCTGATTTTCAAACAGAAGCTTTACTAGAACTTACTTTTGCAATGTTAGGTTTAGCAGGTCTTAGAACTTATGAAAAACAAAAAGGATTAACTAAGTAATGGCTACTAAACCTGTAAGTAAAAAAGATATGCCATGTAATAAACCTAAACGTACATCAGGGCATAAAACTAAATCACATGTAGTTAAAGCGTGTGCTAATGGTAAAGAAAAGATTATTAGGTTTGGACAACAAGGTGTTAGTGGTGCTGGTAAAAATCCTAGCACAGCTAAACAAAAAGCTAGACGTAAATCATTTAAAGCTAGACATGCTAAAAATATAGCTAAAGGTAAAATGAGTGCAGCCTATTGGGCAGATAAGGTGAAATGGTAATGAGTTTAGTAGAAAACATTAATAAACGTAAAAAAGCAGGAAAGTCCAGAAGTAAAAAGAATAGTACTATAAGTGCTAAAGCATATAAAGATATGCAAAACAACTGGGGCAAAAAGAAAAAGAAAAAATAACATGACTCAGATTGACCAAATCAAAGAGGCAGCAGAAAATGATTTACTAACTTTTATAAGATTAGTAGCTCCGCATTTAATGTTAGGTGCTATACATGAAGAATTAATACAATGGTGGCAAAGGCAAGATGCTAAAGCTAATCAATTAGTATTACTTCCTCGTGGACATATGAAGTCTAAGTTAGTAGCTTATAGAACTGCTTGGTGGATTACTAAGCATCCTGAGACTACAATACTGTATGTATCTGCAACAGCAGACTTAGCTGAAAAACAATTGTATGCTATTAAAAATATTATAGATAGTCCTATCTATAAACGATACTGGGCAGAAATGATTAATCCTGAGGAAGGTAAACGTGAACGGTGGGCTGTTGCTGAAATAGCAGTAGACCATCCAAGAAGAAAGGAAGAGGGTGTTCGAGACGCTACTGTTAAAGCCGTTGGGCTTACTTCTAATACTACTGGATTTCATGCTGATATTGTTGTTCTTGATGACATTGTTGTTCCTGGTAATGCGTATACGGAAGAAGGGCGAGATAAAGTTTCTTCAGCATATTCCCAACTCGCTTCTATTGAGAATCCTGGAGCTTTCGAGTGGGTGGTTGGTACCCGTTATCATCCTAGGGATATTTATGATACTATGGTTAACATGAAAGAATCCTTATATGATGAAGATGGTGACTTAGAATCAGAAGAACCAGTATATGAATTGTTTCAAAGAGTAGTAGAAAAAGACGGTGAGTTCCTTTGGGCTAAACAAAAAAGAAAAGATGGGAAAGCTTTTGGATTTGATGCAAAAGAACTAGCAAGAATTAGAGCTAAGTATATTAACCAAACCCAGTTTTTTGCACAGTATTACAATGACCCTAATAGTAAAGAAACTGCAAATATATCTACAGATAACTTTCAATATTATGATAGAAGTGTATTACAAAATAAAGAAGGGGATTGGTATATACGAGATAGAAAGTTAAATGTTTATGCAGCAATTGACTTTGCATTCTCTTTACGTAAACAAGCTGACAGTACAGCTCTTGTTATTATAGGTGTAGACCATCAAGCTAATTACTACGTATTAGATATTGACAGATTTAAAACTGATAGGATTGTAGAATACTATGAACACATATTAAAAGCTTGGGAAAAGTGGGGCTTTAGAAAGATACGTGCTGAGATAACAGTAGCTCAACAAACTATTGTTAAAGAACTTAAAGACAGTTATCTTAGACCTAATGGTATAGCTTTAGCTATAGATGAGTTTAGACCTACACGATACATGGGTGATAAACGTCAACGTATTAATGCAATACTAGAACCTAAGTATCATAATCAACAGATGTGGCATTATAAAGGTGGTAACTGTCAACCGTTAGAAGAAGAACTAACAATGACACACCCTCCTCATGATGATATTAAAGATGCAATGGCTAATGCTATTTCAATATCTTTAGTACCAAAACTCAAAAACAATATTAGTTATTTAAGTAAAAACGTTATGACACACTCCAGATTTGGTGGAGTAACATTTTAAGGAATACATATGGCAGGCAGAGTCGCACAATTTGAAAAAGCTATAGATGCAGATACAATGGCAAGAAATCTTGCTGAGTTGTATAATCAATGGTGGATTCAAAGAGAAAGTAAAGAAGCAGAATGGAGAGAACTTCGTAGTTATATTTTTGCTACTGATACATCCACTACATCTAATTCTAAACTTCCTTGGAAAAACAAAACTACTTTACCTAAGTTAACACAGATTAGAGATAACTTACATGCTAACTACATGGATGCTTTATTTCCTAATGATGACTGGATGAAGTGGGAAGGTGCTACACTAGAAGATAGTTATGCTGCAAAACGTAAAGCTATTGAAGCTTATCTTAAAACTAAATTAAAAGAATCAGGATTTAGAGAAACAGTATCTAACCTTGTATATGATTATATTGATTATGGTAATGCTTTTGCAGAAGTACAATATGTAAATGAAAACCATATTGACCCTTTAACTAAAGAAACTATTACAACTTATAATGGTCCTAAGTTAACTAGAATATCACCATTTGATATTGTATTTAATCCTACTGCTCCTTCATTTGATAAGTCTCCTAAGTTTACACGCTATGTTAAATCTGTAGGTGAACTAATGATTGATATGGAAGAAAGACCAGACTTAGGTTATGACCAAAAAGCTGTAGATAAAGCTCTTGATATTAGAAATAGTTTATCACAGTTTAGACAAGAAGATATTAATAAGGCTAGTCCATATATATCAGAAGGTTTTGGTACACTACAAGAATACTATCAGTCAGGTTATGTAGAGTTACTAGAATTTGAAGGTAACTTTTATGATAGAATTGAAAAGAAATTACATAAAAATAAAATTATTACTATCATTGATAGAGCTTACATCTTAAGAAACATTGATAACCCTAGTTATATTGGTCGTGATAATAAACATCATGTAGGTTGGAGAAAAAGAACTGACAACTTATATGCTATGGGTCCATTAGACAACCTTGTTGGATTACAATATCGTGTTGACCACCTTGAAAATCTTAAAGCAGATGCTTTAGACCTTACTATTCATCCTCCTCTTAAGATAACTGGTGATGTAGAACCATTTGAATGGGGTCCTGAACAGACTATTCATATACCAGAAGATGGTAATGTAGAGGCTATGCCTCCTAATGCTGCTGCTTTCCAAGTAAATAATGAAATTGCTGCAATATTAAACATTATGGAAGAGATGGCAGGAGCTCCTAAAGAGGCTATGGGCTTTAGAAGTCCTGGTGAGAAGACTGCATTTGAAGTACAACAGTTACAAAATGCTGCATCACGTATATTCCAAAATAAAATTAATCAATTTGAAGTAGAATTTCTAGAACCTATACTAAATACTATGCTAGAAACTGCTAAACGTAATATGAATCTTCCAGAACTAGCTAAAGTTATGGATGATGACTATGGTGTAATAGATTTTCTATCTGTTACTAAAGAAGACTTAACTGCTCGTGGTAAACTTAGACCTATTGGTGCTAGACATTACGCAACACGTGCTCAGTTAATGCAGAATATGTTAGGAGTCTTTAATAGTCCAGTAGGACAAATGATTGCTCCCCATATTTCTGCTAAAAAACTTGCAAATATGGTTGAAGAGTACATGGGTTTTGAAAAGTTTGACTTCATTAAAGATAACGCTATGTTATTTGAAGGAGCTGAACAAGAAAAACTTAAGATGCAAATTCAACAAGATTTGCAAAGTCAAGCTATGGCTCCAGGAATGGAAGAAGCTATGTTAGACCAAGAAATAGCTGGTCAAGCTATGGTAAATCCCCCATTACCACAGTAATAACTTGACATTTTATTAATTTTATGGTATAATAAATATATGGATTTGAAATCTGACAAAGGTAAGAGTCTAAGTAAACAAGAAACATTACAAGAGATTAAAAACTACTGTAACGAACAGATTAAATTAGCTCAACGAAAAGCAATGGATGAAGAAAACTTTAGTATGCCCTCATGGTCATACCATCAAGCTTATCTCCAAGGCATTCAAAAAGCTTTTACAAAACTGTATAGTTTATTGCCTGACCAAGGAGATAACACATGACAGAAGAAACAATAACAGAACAATCTGTTGAGTCAAATACCCAAGAAACTCAACAAACAGATACCCAAGCAAAACTATTTGAAATTCCGACAGAAGCTCAAGACTTAGTTGGTGAGGGTAAGAAGTATGCTAATGCAGTGGAAGCACTTAGGTCAGTTCCTCATGCTCAACAGCACATCAAAACCTTAGAGGAAGAGATGGCGCAGTTAAAAGAAGAACTAACTAAACGCAAAACTACACAAGAACTTCTTGATGAATTAAAGTCTGAAACTAGACAACCCGCAGAGAACACCACTCAAGGGGTTGAGTTAAACGAAGACGCTATTATGAGTTTGGTAAATCAAACACTTCAGCGTAATGAACAGACCAAGACTGCTAAACAAAATGCTGACTCTGTAGCTAAAAAATTTCAGGGTAAGTATGGGTCTGAAGCAGAAACTGTTTATAACAAACTTGCTGGTGAGTTAGGTATGTCAACTCAACAACTTAACAGTCTCGCTACTAGTTCACCTAGTGTAGTCTTACGACTAGCAGGGCTTACTGACTCAGCTCCATCTAATGTAGCTAAGTCTTCTGGTTCTGTAAATACTGAATCTTTAGCACAAACTAAACCTACAGGAGAGCTTTCAGCTCGAGTAGGTAAAAATAAGTCTACTAAAGATTTAGTTAATGCTTGGAGAGCTGCTGGTGAGAAAATTAAACAACAAGCGTAGAGGATAAATTATGTCACAATTGACAAGTAATACTAGTGCTTTTATTGAAGCACAACAGTATTCACAGTTTATTCTTGAGAACTTACATGACTATCTACTTCCTGAAGGTATGTGGAGAGATGTAACAGACTTCGGTTCAGGTACAACTTTAAACATCAAGACAGTAGGTACTGTAACAATTCAAGATGCAGCTGAGGATACTCCTCTCAACTATAGTCCTATCGACACAGGTACATTAACTCTTACTATCACTGACTACGTTGGTGATGCATGGAAAGTTTCTGATGACCTTCGTGAAGATGGTTCTCAAGTTGATACTTTAATGGCTATGCGTGCTATGGAATCAACACGTGCTCTTGGTGAAAACCATGAAACACGTTTCCTAAGCGTAGCTAATGCAGCCCAAACAGGTGCAAACCTTAACTTAGTTAATGGTAGACCACACCGTTGGGTAGGTTCTGCAGCATCTAATGCTAGAACTATTACATTGGAAGACTTCATTTCTATGAAGCTTGCATTTGATAAAGCAAACTCACCAGCTGGTGGTCGTATTGCTATCGTTGACCCTGTTGTTGAAGCTACATTAAATAGCTTAACAAACTTAGTTAACGTATCAAACAACCCAATGTTTGAAGGTATGGTAACAGAAGGTTTTGCTCGTGACCATCGTTTCGTAAGAAACGTATTTGGTTGGGATGTTTACACTTCTAACTTCCTACCTACATTAACAGCTACTGAAGCTATCAATGCTTCTTCATATGGTTTAACATCTGAAACAGCAGCTGTTGGTGATAAGGCTAACATCTTCATGTGCGTAGCAGATGATACATGTAAGCCAATTATGCATGCTTGGAGACGAGCTCCTCAGACAGAAGGCTGGAGAGACAACGAAGAACGTGCAGACAAGTATCAAGTAACATCACGTTATGGCTTAGGTGCTCAACGTGTTGACACTCTTGGTGTTATTTTAACTCATCCATCTAACTATTAAGGAGAATAAAAATGGCTTATGAAAATACAGCTGGCATCAATGTCCTTAATCACTATGGACCAAGAGGCAAAGATGCAAAATGGGGCGGTCAGGCTAAATCAACAGGACAAGTTAAACGTGCTGAATGGCAGTTTGATTACTCTGATTTACCTACCTATGGCTCAACTAACTTACAATTTGCTATTCCTGCAAATGCAACTATCGTATCCTCAAAATGGATTACAGGTACTGCATGGGCTGGAGGTACTAGCCTTAATGTAGGCTTATACCAAGGTAATGGTACAGTTATTGACGCTGACGGCTTAGACGCTGCTATTACTCCAACTACTGCTGGTGCTGTTATTGAAGGCAACGGTGCATTAGTTGGTGCTAGTATTGGTGCTAATGCTGGTGAACTAACAGTAGCTGCAACTGGCACATATACTGCTGGTACTGCAACAGTTATTGTTGAATATCACGTAGAAGTATAAGGATAGGGGTCTTTGGACCCCACTCCTTTTAAGGAATTTAAATGACAATACAACATAATGTAATTACAGACCCAGACATTCATGAACCTAAAGGTGCAGCTAGTGCTACGTCAGGTCAAGTTTATGTAGCTAATGGTTCAGGTTCAGGTACATGGAAAGATAAAGACAAAGGGCTTGGAGCATGGACAGGTTTTGATTCTGCAACTCCAGCATATCAACATACAACTACTACATCAGATACAGTATTAAATAATACAATAACTACAGGAGCTAATGATGGTTTTACTATTGTTACTACTCCTAATCTTAGAATTACATATTCAAGTACAGAAACTATTACAGCATTTGTACAATTATCTCTTGCTACTAAACAAGCATCAGGTGCTGATAAAAATGTAGAATGGGTTTTATTTAAAAATGGTACAGAACTTACAGGCTCAAGAGTTATTAGAAGTTTATCTACTGGTACTTGGGGTTCTATTACTTTATCTACTGTTGTCAGTTTAGCAACATCAGATTATTTAGAAATATATTCAAAAGCAGATGGAGCATGTACAGTTGACTATGCTTCTATTCAATTAATAATACAAGGACATAGCTAATGGCTAAGATGACACTACTTGAAATGACTCAAGACATCTTATCTGATATGGATTCAGATGAAGTCAATAGCATTAATGATTCAGTAGAGTCTTTGCAAGTAGCCCAAATAATTAAAACTACTTATTTTAATATTGTTAATGGTAGAGACTATCCACATTTTAATGAATTATTTCAATTAGAAGCTGCTACCGTGGTTAGACCTACTCATATGAAGATACCAGAAACAATTGAAAATATTAACTGGGTTAAATATGATTGTAAAAAAGCAGTATCAGATAAAACTTTAATGCAAGAAATAAAATATCTTACTCCTGAAGATTTTATTAATCATGTAGATGTAAGAGATAGTACAGATTCTAAAATAACAGTAATTACTGACTCTTCTGGAATTAAACTTAATATATATAAAGATAGAGCTCCTGAGTATTTTACATCTTTTGATGAAGAGTATGTAGTATTTGATAATTATATAGCAACACTTGAATCTAATTTAATACAAGCTAAATCACAAGCTTATGGTAAACGAGGAGTTACATTTACTTTAACAGATAACTTTATTGCTGATTTACCTGTACAAATGTTTCCTTATTTTTTAGCTGAAGCTAAATCAACTTCTTTTGTTACTCTTAAACAAATACCTAATGCTAAAGCAGAACAAGTATCTGTTTCTCATAAACGTAGAATGAGTCAAGATGCATGGAAACTAAAACGTGGTATTAAATATCCTAATTATGGTAGACCTACAATATCTAAGAAAGGACCTAACTACTAATGGGTAAATTTAATTATGATATAGAAGGTTCAGGTAATTCTTCTAAAGACTTTAATGTATACACAGGTGTAAGTCAAACTTATAAACCTAATAAAAAATTATCTATTACTCCAAATGTAGGAGTAAATACTAGTGTAAGTGGACCACATAAAAGTAAAACTAAATCGGTTGGAGGTTCCGTTACTTATTCTTTTACTGATAATGCTAGTCTTACTGCTGGTGGTGTAAAGAATTTACATTCAGCTAAAGGTCCAGGTTATAAAGGTAAAGGAAAAGATTGGAATGCAGGTATAACATTTGAGTACTCATGGAGTGGTAGTAAAAAGAAATGAGTATGTTAACTAGCAATACTGGTGCTTTCATAGAAGGTCAACAGTATGGTAAAAAGAAAAGGAAAAAAACTATGGCTTGTGGTAAAAAACATTCATACAATAAAAAGAAAACAACTCCAGTTAAAAGGAAAAAATAATGGCACTTGACCCAAAAAAAAATCTTTTTGAAAATTTAAAAGAACTAGGTAAAATTCAATTATGGGGTAATAAAGGTAAATCTTCTAGTGATATTTTAAAAAATATAAATAAAGATAAAACTAAAAAGAAAAATGTTATTACTGCTAAAACTAAAACTACTAATGTAGAAGCTCCTAGTTTTGTTCCAGGAACAATGAAAGGTAAACCTATTGATACTATGGGTAAACCTAATTTTAAAACTAATAAAATGACTTCTCCTCTGTATAAATATGTTCCATCTTCTACTAAAGTTAATACTACTGGTTCTCTTAAAGTTAAACCTGGAAATATTGGAGGCTATACTACTCCTCCTACTCCTGGTGATATACATCAGGGTAAACGTGTAATGGATTTAAAAAAAGGTACTGGTAAAGGAAATGCATATTATCCTGAAGAAAGAAAAAGATTAGATAGTATACGTCAACAACGGACAACTCCAAAAACAGAACCAAGACGCATTCATGATGCTACTCGCATGGCTCAAGAATTATTACAACGACCAACTAAACTAAAATAAGGACCACTTATGAAAGTAATAAGAAGTTATAAAACAAAAGGTATTAAAGAATTACAAGCATACATTGAACCTGGAACATCACATTACAAATTACAATGGAATGGAGGAGGAGAATTACCTAGTGAATTATCAGGTGTATATACATCTATGAATTTAGTAGATTCTGCTGTTCTTACTTTTGTTCATAATCAACCAGATACAAAGGCTGACAAAGCACATAAATCCTACGAGGGCTAGATGGCTCAACGAATTGAAAAGTCATATAAGTCTTTTATTAAAGGTCTTGTTACTGAAGCTAATGAACTAACGTTTCCTGAATCTGCCTCTGTAAATGAAGCTAACTTTGTACTTAATAGAGATGGTTCACGTTATCGTAGACTTGGTATAGACTATGAAGAATCTTATCAATTAAATGCTACAGGATTTACTGCATTAGATATTAAAGAAGGTAAACAATCTTTTCATGTATGGGAAAGTCCTGGAGGAGATACAACTACTTCTTTAGGTATTGTAAGAGTTAAAAATAAACTTTGGTTTTTAGATTTACTATCTGATAATCCTAGTGCTAATTTAAAAAATGGTGGGTCTTCAATTACAATTTCAGGATTATCTAATTCTAATATTGAAACTGCTGTTTTAAATAATGTATGCATTGTAGTTTCAAATGATTTATCTAAACCTGTTAAACTTACTTATAATCCTAGTACAGATACTGTTACTCAATCTGAAATTACATTAAAAATTAGAGATTTATATGGTGTAAATGATGGATTAGATAATAATGAAAGACCTTCTAGTTTATCTAGTACTCATAAATATAATCTTCGTAACCAAGGTTGGAGTCCTGAGGTTGTTGTTGTGTCTGCTGGAGGTAGTGCTGATGCTATTGACTATACAAAAACTAAACTTTCAGTTTATCCAGCTAACTCTGATGTATGGCAACTGGGTAAAGTAACTAATCCTAGTTCAACTGACTATGAAAAATTTGACCCTGAAGTATTAGAAAGAAACTCTACATCTAACTACCAAGTATCTAAAGGTTCTTATATTATAGAGGCATTTAATCGAGGTTCTTCTAGACAAGCTGAATCTAGTATTACAGGGCTTCCTGCAGATTCTGAAAATGGAAACATTACTACGGTAGCTTCTTATGCTCAACGAGTTTTTTATTCTGGAATTACATCTAATATTACAGGAGCAGATAGTAGAAGTCCAAACTATTCTAATTATATTTTCTTTAGTAAAGTAGTTACTAATGAAGATGATTTTAATAAATGTCATCAAGAAGCAGACCCTACTGATACAGGTATTAATGATATTATAGCAAGTGATGGTGGTACTGTACATATACCAGAAATTACTAGAATTATTAAAATAGTTTCTGCTCAAGCTTCTTTACTTGTCTTTGCAGAAAATGGAGTATTTGAAGTATATGGAGATACAGGTGGTTTTATAGCTACATCTTTCCAAATATCTAAAATATCTACTAATGGTGTATTAAATGGTAACTCAGTTGTTAATGTTAATGGTACATTTATTTACTGGTCTAAAGCTGGTATTTATCAGATACTTCCTGACAGTGCTTCAGGTAGATTTAGAGCAGAAAGTTTATCACTTAGAACTATTCAACAATTATATTTAGATATTCCTGAACTTGGTAAAAATCATTGTAAAGGTTTTTATGATGAAAAAGAAAACCAAGTAAGATGGTTATATAATGATTCTGCTACATATAATACTAACAATTATATTAATAAATATAATAAAGAATTAATATATGACCTTACATTAGCAGCTTGGTATAAATATGAAATTGGAGAACTTGCTGCTAATAGTCCTTATGCAGCAGACTATGTAAATATTCCAGGATATTCTGTAGGAACTACTACTGAAACTGTATATAAAGGAACAGATGAAGTTATAGTTACATCAACTGATTCTGTTACAGTTGATTCAGATTTAGCTACTAATCGTAGTTCTCAATTTAGTTTCTTAACTATAACAGGAACAAGTTTTACTTTATCTAAATATAAAAATGATTCATTTAAAGATTGGGTAGCTGCTGATACTGTAGGTATAAACTATTTAAGTTATCTTATTACTGGATGGGAAGGATTTGGAGAATTTTTAAAACGTAAACAAGTACCTTATATACAATTTTATTTTAAACGTACTGAAAATGGATATAGTGCAGTTTCTGGTACATTAGAATTAACTAATCAATCTTCATGTTTAGTTCAAGCACAATGGAATTGGGCAGACTCAGCTAATAGTGGTAGATGGGGTAATCAATTTCAAGCTTATAAATTATTAAGACCTTATATTCCTACTGGTGCTAGTGACCCATTTGACTATGGTGATGGAGTTATAGTAACTAAAAATAAACTTAGAGGACATGGTAAAACTTTAAGTCTTTATATACAATCAGAAGCTGGTAAAGACATGAAAATATTAGGTTGGGGTATGCCAGCAGTAATGAGTAGTGCTTTATAGTGGTAATACTGTATGAAGAAAAAGGTAATGCATTTATTGGAGTATCTTATAGTAAAGAAATGAAAGCATGGCAAATGCATGTAGACTGTAAAAAATGGTCTCATAGTAATTTTAAAAGATATTTAAAAGCAATAAAAAAAGTAAAACAAAAACTTAAATCAAATGGTATTAATTATGTATTTGGTTTATGTGAAGGAGAAAAAGAACGTAAGTTCAATGAATTATTTGGAGCTGTTACAGTTCCTGACCATGTAGCTTTTGATAATGAAGGTAAAGAAAACTACATAACAATCTTGGAGACTTAGTATGGACATTAATAATTTAACACAACAACAAAAGGTAGAGACTTTACAAGCTTTATACCGTGATGTTGCAGGTCAGGGTAGAGAAGGCGACACTCAGCTTGCTCATATTAATCCCCAAGAAGCAGCATTACTTAAAGCATTAGGAGGTTCAGGTACTATTAATCCTAATACAGGATTACCTGAATATAAAAAAGCAGTTAAATCTGTTACTAAATTAGTAATGAAAGCAGCACCTTATGTAGCAGCAGCTTATGGAGGTTATCAATTAGCTGGAGGTAGTTCTTTATTTAGTAGTTTTGGAGCTAAAGAAGCTTTATCTGCTCCTAATTATATTGGAAAATTTATACCTGCACACTTAACTTCTACTGCTACACAACCTACTTTATTTGGTTCTAAAATTTTAGGAGACCTTGCAAGTAAAGCTGGTTCAGCTATTATGAAAGACCCTATATCATCAGCTGGTATGTTATTACAAGGAGCTAGTTATGTAGGACAACGAGCCTATCAAAATCAACAAAGTGAAGCTTTAGAAGGCATGGCTAAAATGGAAATGGAAAAAGAAAAAACACAACAGCGTTATAATGAAGTTCTTGCTAGACGTAGNCACTTAGATATTTTAAGACAACAACGTATTTTAACTGGTGATATATTTGCTAAAGCTGGTCAGTATGGTGTAGGTGCTGGTTCTTCAGCAGTTGGTGGTAGTGTTGCTTCTTATCAAAGTCAAACTACAGCTAACTTAGTTAGTGAAAATATGACTCAAGGAGCTGGTAGTGCAGTGTCTAATTTAAATCAAAATATTGCTAACCTTACTAGTGACTATTATAAAGCAGGAGGTCGTGCCGATATGTTTGCAGGTATAGGGCAATTTGGTCAAGACTTATCTAATAAAGAATCATGGATAGGTAAAACTACTGACTCTATTTTTCAAACATTTAAAACTACATAATTTATGAATGAACAACAACTAGTATCATTTGAATCTTTAGACCCTAATGTAAGAGTTCCTTTTTATTCTGATAGTGAAACTCCAGACCAGTCTGCTAAGTTTTTAAAACAAACTGCACATGATGCATTCTATGGTGCTGCTCTTTCTCAAGAGGAAGACCCTATTACTTTCTATGATAATATTATAGAACAAATGGAAGCAGAGGGAGATTCAATCTTATTAGATTCTATTAGACAATCTTATAAACAATCAAATGATTTAGAAAAAGTAGCTTATGTTGAAAGTCTTGCAACAAATACAGAAACTCCTGTAGAAGTTAAACGAGCCTTACTACAAAAGATAGCATTAGATGATTCTGAAAAAAGCTTACGTACTTTTTATTTAGAAAACCTAGTTAATAACAGAATTGTAGAAGAAAACTTATTAGATAATAATATAGAAGAGATTACATTTAAAGTACATGGTGGTAAACTTAGAGCAGATTTAGAAACTGTTTTAAAAGAAACTGGTGATATTATGCAAGGTAAGAAACCTGCACCTGTACTAGATGAAAACGCAGTTCAAAATGTACATAAAAACTTAGAGCCTGGATTCTTTAAAAATCTTGCAGAAAATGTATGGGACCCTATTGTAAGTGAGCCTATGTCTTTCTTACAAATGTTAGTAATGTTACCTTCATATGTAGCTGAGCTTGCTACTACAGGTTATATTGCAGCTACTGATGGTAAAGATACTAACTTTACTGAAGCTAGAAAAGAAGCACAAAAGATTGTTTCTGAAGAAATGGGTGATTGGCTAATTGAAAACTATCAACAATTTGCTGGACTCTTTGGTATTGAAAAAGAAGATATAGAAAATGCTTGGGTAACTAAAGCATTTACTAAATTAGATGAAGGGTTACTATGGATGGCTAAAAAGATTAGTCCTAATGACCCAGACTTAGCTAAGATTCCTTTAGAAATAGCTACAGCTTTTGCTATACCTATCTTTAAAAAAGGTAAGAATGCTCTTGAAAAAACTATAAATCCTGAAGGTTACAAACTTAAACAAGAACTTCAGAAACAAATAGATGATGCATTTAAAGAAGACCAAAAAGGTACAAGCACTAAAGATTCTAAGTTAGATGTTCCAGAAGATTCACCTATAGTTCAAACTGCTAATGCTGACCCTAAAGCTGCTAAAGAACTAGGTGAAATGTTTATGTTAGATGAGACAGGTAAAGCTGCATCAGCTACTAAGATGTCTGTTGCTCAGTTTATCTATACGTTTATGGTTCCTGCTACTGTACGTAAAGCTCAGAAGGGTGAGATATATGATGCAACTCCTACATTTAAAGACTTAATAGCTAGACAACAATTAGATTCTATTGATTTCGTTTTTAATAAACATTTAGTAGACCAGATGGGTAGGTTTACTTGGGTTCAAGATAATGTACATTTCTTAAATCAATTAGACAATACATCTCCAGGTCTTAGAGTAGACATGGCTCCATCTCAATCACACTTCTTACCTAAAGCTGATAAGATTGAAATGTCTTTAGCATTTAATGAAGGTGGTATTAACTACACATCACCTACTAAAGCTATTGATGCTGCTACTTTTTTACAAGAACAAATTAATAAACGTGTTCAAGAGTTTAAACAAGACCCTGGTGAGATACTTATACAAGCTACAGGTGTTGATGGTAATGTAGTATTATCTAAAAACATTAAAGACTTTAGACAAGCTTTAGTTAATCCTGAATTATCTGCTAATATACCTAATAACTTTATTATTAAATGGAAACGTACTGGTAATTTCTTAGATGAAGTTAAACAAGGTAGTGAAGGTTTTGGTAAAATGCCTTGGTTAGATGGTAACTGGATTACTAGAAAGATATTTGATACTGAAAAATTCTGGAATTACTTTGCAGTCTTTGGTAAGTTTGGAAAAGAATTTGAATTAAGAACTATGATGTCAGGTCTTAAAGCAGAACGTACTATGAAAGACCAAATGAAAATCTTCTTAAAAGAAGTTAATGAACTTAGTCCTCAGTTTAGAAAAGACCTTAAGTTATTATGGGAAGAACAACAAAACAATGCTAATACTGTAGGTAGAGTTAGTGATTTATTTAATCTTGATGAAATTAGAACTACATTAGGTTATAAACCTACACTTAAACATGTTAATCAATTACAAAAAGCTTTAGCTTTAGCTAGACAAATAGATAAATTTAACTATAAAGCTGTTAATAGATTAAGAATAGAAGAACTAGAGACTCAAGGTTTTAAACATTACATAGATATTATGTCAGATAAAGGTGGATTAAATAGACGTATGGTAATGGATGAGTTTGAGTTTACTCCTAATGAATCTGTACCTTATATTTGGGACCCAGATGCTGGAGCTCCTGTTAAGTTTACATTTAGTGAAGGTAATACAGGTAAAGTTAAACAGTTTCTTTATGAGAATGGTACTCCTACCAGAGAGATTGTTAAACTTGCTGGAGATTTTGTTGCTAGTAATGGTGTTAAATATGAGTATGCTTTAGTACCTAAGAATGTAAAACTTCATGGTGCTCCTGATTGGATTGTTCCTAGTAGAACTGGACACTTTCCTTTAATATCTCAAGGTACTTACTTTGTTACTAGATTTCCTAAAGTAGTTAATGTAAATGGAGTAACTAAATCTGGCTCTGCTAAGTATAATGAAACAGTAGCTATGTTTGAAAGTAGAACTCAATATGAAAAAATGAAAGCAGAAGGTAAATTACCTTTTGATATGAATGATGCTAACTATGTATATGAATTTAGAAAAGCAAATGAGTTTAAACTTGGTGATAATATTGATGCTGAGATTATTAGACAAGAAGTTAATCAATCAGCACTAGGTAGAAATGATAGGATATTTAATCCTATTCATGCTGACCCACTTGAAAGTTTTATTACTACATCACAACGACTAGGTCATGATGCTTATATTAGACCTATTGTTGACCAATTAAAAATACAATGGTTAGAAAAGTATGGTAAAAAATTAAGTATTGTTAAGATAAATGTAGATTCTGTAGTATCTCCTAGAGAAAAAGCTATACTTTCTTCAGGTTATCCATTAACAAGAACAGATATTAGAAGTAAAGGTCAATTAAATCCTACAGAATTTAGACAAGCTATTGCTGAATGGGAACGTATTAATGTTTTAGAGAATGGTCATGGTGGTAACTCAGCTGCTTTTGCTTTACATAAATTAGCTGATGTTCTTGGTGATGTAACTGATACTAAGTATACTCAGATGCTTACTAAGTTTGCTAGAACTATAGAACGTAATCCTGAAATGATAGTAGCTGCTCCTTTACGAGTTGTATCTACACTTAAAATTATATTAGCAGCTATCTGGAGAAACATTACACTACAACCTATTGGTATTGTAGGTCCATTACTTGTTGGTCCTAATCGTGGTAGTGCTATGGTTAATACTATGCATACTGTGTATGGTCGTATTATAAATAAAGATACCTTTAGACAATATAAACCTATGTATCAAAAAGCAATGGAACAAATGTTTGATAATGGTGATATAATTAAAGGTACTGGTGTTAAGAAAGACGGACTACTTAATAAACAAGATATACAATTAATACTAAATGAATTAGATACATCAGGATATGGTGTAGTATCTGACCATATCTTAGCTCAAGGTGTATTTAGTTCTACTCCTAAACGTTTAACAGACCGTAAGTTTTTTGGTGGTACTTTATATAGTCAATTTGAAAGATATGCAAGTAAAGGTTTACAAGCATATAGTAAAGCTGGTTTTGAATTTGGTGAATACATTAACAGGGTTGGTATGTGGCATGCTTCAAGAGAAGTTTGGATGTCTAAAAACCCTAATAAAAACTGGAGAACTCGTAAAGCTTTAGATGAAATTACATTTGAAGCATGGAAACTATCAGGTTCTATGAACAAACAAGCTACTTATGCTTTCCAACGTGTACCTATTTTACAGTACATTGGACAGTTCCAAGCATTTGGTATGAAAGCTTCTGAAAATATATGGAACAGTGCAGCTTCACCTTATTCTGGTAAGCAACGTGGTGCTTTAGCTGCATATAATTTAGCAGTATGGGGTCCACGAGCAGGTATGATATATGGTCTTGGTGAACTACTAGAGAAATCTTTAGAAGCTATAGGTCAAACAGAACTAGCTCAAAACTTAGATGATTATGCTTTAGCTAATATTGTAGTACGTAATATAGGTGATACATTATCTCCAACTAGAGATGAAAACGGAGATATTATTCCTTCTAAACTTGATATACCTGTAGTATATTCACCATTTGGTAATGACCTTGGTGGTGTATATCAATCATTCTGGAAGTCTGCTGTAGTTTTATCTGGTCAAGAAGTAGATAATTATCAGATGGGTCCTACTGTTAAAACAATTGTAGATATGTTTGAAGTAGGTAGATTATTTAAAGCTATGTATGGTAATCCTACATATACTTTTGATGAGAAATTTGAACGTAGCTTAGTTCTTCTTGCTAAACTTACATCAGGTGGTAATTCTATAGCTAGATATTTATCATATAATAAACTTAACGAGAAAGTAAATGAGTATGGTCAACGTACTGGAGTAAAAGATTCTTATACAGATAGATTAGGTACTTTATTTTCTGTACCTAACTCAAAAGAAACAGCTTTATTTAAAGCATGGAATGAATTAAAATCTGATAAAGAAAGAATGACTGCATTAGCTGAAGACCTTTGGAAGAATAATATAGCTATTAAAGGTAATGACTTTAAACTAGGTGAATTTATACAACTTATTGAAGCATTTAATGCTATCAATGACTTTACATATAATGAAAGAGAACTTCTTTATGACCATATGATTGTATTAGATAATCGTAGAGCTAACACAAGATTTGATTCTTTCTTTAAAGACATGATTGAAAGAGAAATAATGTCAGGTGATAGACGATTTACAGAAGGTGAGATTATGGCTATGCAAGCTTACGTAGAACAAGCTCCAGCATCTCATAAAGATTTAGTAGAACAAATAGTAGTAGTACTAAAAAATCAAAAAAAGGGTAAATAAAAATGGCAGACATGTTTGATACAACTAAATATAGACGCATAGAGGGTCAGCCCTATGTTAGTAAAGGTGTTGTTAATAAAGCTGGAGCAATAGATACATCACTTATATCTAATATTACAGGTGCTGCTAGGTTAGGTCTTGATATAGCATATGAATGGGATAAAAAAGATACACTAAAAGAAGCTGAACAAGAAGCATTAGGACTTACTCAATCTTATTTAGACCAAAGTCCATCAGAACAAATTTATTTAGCAGAAAGACAAAGAGAAATTCAAGGTGAACTCTCTCAAACACAAGACTCAGAAGCTCTTACTGCTTTAAGAAATGAACTTACTTCTATTAATGAACGTTTAATTAATGCTAAAGCTCAAGGTACTATAACTCCATACGAATTTAGTAGACGTGTTGCTGCTGCTAACATGGATTTAGCTCAAGCTAATCCTGCATTTAAACAAGAAATTACTCAAGTAATGACTCAAACTTTAAATCGAGCAGGCATTAATGATGTAATATCTCAAGATGCTAAAATGGCTAAAGCGGCTGTTGATGCTGAAGCTAAACGTATGGAACATATTTATACAACAGTAGAACCTTATATGTTAGATGCTAGAGGTAGACCTATGGATGAGGTCCTTCAAGTATATTCAAAGGTACAATCTAATCTTGTAAGAACCCAAGAAATTAATACACTTATTGAAGGTGTTAAAGCTGGTAATGAGTATAATTCATATAAGTTATTAGAAACTATTAATGAAGACGGTGGTTTATCTAGGTATCAAAGTACTGCATACTTTAGAACAAGTACAGCTATCAATGCTATTATGGCTAGAGAAGATTTAGATTTTAATTCTAAAAAAATTATGGCTCAACAAGTATTACAAAATCATAGAGATGAATATGATAAGGTAATACGAAAATTACCTTTAGAAGATAAAGGAGTAGAAAGATTTGTAACTACTATAGATGCTATGTTTACAAGATTAGAAACTCATTTAACAGATACATTAACATTAAAAGATTATAAAGAGTTTGTAGTTAATGAAGCTAAAATTGCTGAAACAGAAGTTAGTAAAAGATTTTACGATAGCGTTGGTATGTCTCCAGAGATTATTAAATCTATGTCTGAATTAGCTAATAGTTATAACGCTATAAAAGGAACTGGTTCTTTATATAGTGATGAAATAGAAAAATTAGTTAGAGGAACTATTGATAAATTAGGTTCATTAAATACTGGTGAATTAACAGACCCTGAAGAATCTTTTGTAAATAAAAATTCATATGATATGTTTGTTGCTAATACTATTAAGAACATAGATACTGCTACGGTTCCTGAAATAAATAGTAATCTTACTATTAATCATTTACAAATGGTTAATGAAAAAGATATTAATACAGATAAGAAAAAGAAATTAAATACTTATGACAATGTTCTTTTAGCTATATCTTTTTTACCACAAGAAAGTTTTGATACTCTTATGTTAAATGAGAAAGCGGGTATGGTTCTTAACAATTCAGTTGGACAATTTAATCAATACATTAAACAAACATTTACTATGTTAGACCAAGCTAATCCAAACATGGAAGAAACTATTGGTATTGATAAAGAACGGGGTAGACTAAGTTCTACTAATCCTCAAGTTATGGGTGAATTAAAACGACTTAATGCTTACATTAGATTAAAAGCTAAACTTCTTAATAAACAACCTAAAGATGTGTATGTTGATATTCTTAAAACTGATTTTAGTTTCCTTGAGTTTACTGGTATTTAGTATGACAAAGTTTACTTTTAAAGATATTACAGATTTTATAGATAAACCTTCTCCTTTAGGTAGAGCTTATCCTACTTCTGAACCTATTCCTCCTTTAGGTACTGCTAATCCTAATGATAAACCAAATTATATGGAGTTATCAAAAAATAGTACATTTACTGGAGATAAAACAGATGTAGCTTTAATTGAAAAAGCTAGTCCAGGAGACCCTGATGTTGGTTTAGGTAGATGGACAGACTCAAAAGGACAAGAACAATATTTTACAGAAATAGATGATAGAGCTTCTGAAGTATTGGATAATAATTATAGTAAGTTTACATTAGATAAAGACTATAGAACAAGTTTAAATAAAGATGTAGTTCAAACTACATTAGATAACCTATTTAAACATGATGACTTTTTTAATAAACATCCTGAATATAAAGGTTATCAAGTAGAATTAAGAAAAACAGCAGACCCTAAAGGTCCTTATACCGATAGTGAAGGTAATACTACAGCTGTTGCTGCGTTTCATTTTCCAAGAAAAGGTAATAAAGAAGGTAAACTTATTATTCATGCTGACCAAATAAAAAATAAAAAATATTTAAAATCTGTTATTTTACATGAGCTTCAACATGAAAGAGATTATCAAGCTAGAGTTATACAAGATGGTAAAGCTAATGATTATGTACAAAGATATGTATATGATAGTAATGGAAATATTACAACAAAAGAAAAAGATTATCAAAGAGTAGATACTTCTATGAATACTGAAGCTTTATCTGAAGTAGTAGAAGATAGAGCATTAGAACAAAACAATAGTGTTCCTGAAAACTATTTAGTAACTCAACATCTTAAAAGAATTATAGGAGAAAGCGATACAGTTCCAGCTGATGATGATGCAGAACAAATTGCTAGACGTAGAATAGATGAGTTTATGGAAGAGCTAGCTTATGTAGAAAGTAGAAATAGAAATATAGCAAATCAAACAGGTGAATCCTCAGCTCAAGGTTATTTCCAATTCTTAACAGATACTTCTAAAGGACAGTCTGCTTTACAAACTGCTGTAAAAAGAGTTAAAAAATACTTTGGTAATAGAAAAATAGATTGGTTAGATAAAGTATATGAAACTGGAGATGTATTAAGTTTAACTTATGAACAACAAAAACTTTTAGCACTAGGAGATTTATTAGAAAAACCAGGTAGTGATAAATTATGGAAATCTTTTATTCAAGCTAAAGATGCTAAAGAAGCTACAAAAATTAAAAGAGAAATCTATAGTAAACTTCATCATACTGATGTATCTGGTAAAAATAAAGAAGCCATTGAAAAAAATATGGATTCTATTTGGAAATTATAATTTAACTATTGTTGTAGGTTTACCTTGTTTCTGTGAATATTTAATTGCGTATTCTGTACCGTTACTTTTAGTATCCCATATTGCTAGGACTCTATCAGCATTATCTACTAGCTGTTTAGTTCTAATAAAGAAATGTCTAGAATCAAACTCTGTTTTGTTATCTAGTAAATGGTAGGGTAAGAACTTAACTACGTCTAGATTGTGTGCGTCTGCGTAGTGCTTAGTAAGCTCATCTACTCCTTTGGCATCACCCATAAGGAGAGTATAGTTCTTATCTTTGTAGACTGAAAGGTACTTGTCTATTATGTCGAGTACCTTTGGGTCTCTAATACTTCTACTTCCAATCACTGCTATCTTCATTTAAACCACGCAATCTGTAATCTTATAATAAATAAATCAATAAGTAAATAGTTTACTTCGTTATCATCTACAATTTGTTCTGTAAATTCAAATCCTAATTGAACTCCCATAATAGGATATGCTGTAATTGCCATTAATCATGCTCCTGAACTTGATGTAAAATTTCAAAACTACCATTAGGTTGTTCTATAAAAAAATGTTCTTGTAAATCTTTAGGTAATACTATATAGTCTTTGTATAAACAACTACTATTATATGTAGGATAGACTTGCCTTACGTATCTTTCAGCTGAAAAACAATCTTGAAAAGTACCTATATAATTTGGAGTACTTCCTAAATATATAACTAATATATAAGCTAACATAATTTAAATTCCTAATTTTAATTTATCTATTCCTACAACCAAATCCTTTCTGATACATCTATATCCATTATATTCTTTTTTACCTCTATAAAAAGTTTCATAGTATTCACTAGCTTCTTTACAACTACTAAATGTAGCTTCATACTTTTCAGCAGGACCAAAGTTTCCTACTAAACTTAATATTAATACAAACTCAGTTATCATAATATCTCACATGAACCACTACTACAAGCTAGTTCTTGTGCTCCTACTGTATTGTCTTCTTTTTCTACAAAAGTTTTCCAATCTAATTCTTTAGGATTGTATTTATGTAACTCATCATAAGCTTCTTTATTACAATCTTGATAAGGAGCTTGTGCATATGTATGGTCTGAATGAGGTAGAAAAGATACACCACTAATTTCATCAAAGTGTTTCCATACCCATGCTCCTACTTCTACCCACTCGTTATCTTTAACTGATATGGTAACACTAGGTTTATGTTCACACCAGTGACGCTGATATATTAACCAGTTTTCTAACTGTTCTATAGCTGTCTTATCATTACGGGTAATAGCATTCTTAGGTGCTTTCATTGCAAAGCTAAACACTGCTGTTTCATTAGGGTGAAACTGTTCATCTTCTACTTTAATACCACTATCTTTCATAAAATTATAGATAGGGTCTTTCTTATCCATACGAATTGTTCTTATGTAATAGTCGTTATGACGAGCATGAATACCGCTAGCAGCATCAACGAGCTGAGAAACAGTACCAGAAGGTTTAACACATGTAATGCTTGTTGATGTTGGTATTNTAAGTGTTTCTGATATTGTTTCGTTAGTTTTACGAGCTTCATCTCTTAACCTTTCTAACATCTTTGGGTCTGGATTTGATGTTAATTTGTTATCCATAATGCCAGTTAATGACACACCTAATAATCTTTCTTCTTCTGTGTTCTTAACCCACTCTGCTGATAAGAATTGAAAATTAGTAAGAGTAGATTGTATAGTACCTAATATTGTAGCTAGTCTAACCTTACGTGCTAAATCTTTTTCTGTATCTTTTTCACGTATAACTACTTCAGTTAGATTACAGAATTGTTTATCACGTAAAATTATTTCACTGCAAGGATTAGTTCCATAAGATAATGATGGGTCTCGTCTACCCCACTTATTAGCTTGTGCTTGGGCTGCTAGTCTATTAAAGATACCACGCTCACCTGACTTAGACTTAACTAAAGATAACCATTCTTCCATAAATACTTCTGCATCTGGGGCTTCTGTATATGCTACAGAGTTATTAGCTAAAGCTCTATGAGGATGGTCATTCCACCAAGCTCCCATCTTAGCTTCTCTCATACGTCTGTCTGTTAGATTAGATAAACTAATTAGTGCTGACCTACGGACACCACCTACTACAACTATCTGACCTATCATGCACATGATATCATGTACTTCTATGCTGTTAAGCTTACGACCTTTAGCTTCTTTAAATGTATCTGTTACAAATTGAAATAGTTTTTTAAGAGGGTCAGGACCAGAGGCTCTACCTCCAAAGGTTTTAAGTCTAGCTCCTGCTGGTCTGACTCTAGAAAAATTAAACTGAGGTATATCCCCTTCATATAAAGAAGATATTAGTTTCTTAAATGCTTTTGCCCAGCCTAGTTTGCTGTCTTCTACAACAATAACATCATCACATTCTTTTATATCTTTTGGAATCTCTGGTAATTTATTAGTGTCTTGTCTTTCACATGAAAAACCTACACCAGTTCCATTCATAAGAATGTAGAGTGCCTCACTAAAGGCTCGCTTATTGTTGATAGCAAGGTAACTACAATTATAAGCTGCAATGTTATCCCGTTCACAGGCTTCTCCTGCTGTCATTAATAATCTCATAGATGGCATTACTTCTAAATTAAGTACTGCCTCTTTAATACTTGGCATTTCTTTATGTAGTTCTGGAGCTTTCTGTATAAGATAGTTTATTAATCTATCTACTGTTTCTTGCCAGGTTTCTCTTCTGTTTTTTTCTGGTATAAATCTTGCGTATCTACTTTGATGTATTACTTCTTGGTAAATACTAGGTAATGTTGTCGTCATATATATCAAATTCCTTCTTATTATCGTTAACTAATTCTTCAAGCTCATCTATCTTGTCTTCTATCTTGTCTTGAAAATGATAAACAATATCTTCACTTGAGATATCTAATAGTTCTAGGAGTGTAACTTCGTCTATCTCCTTTAAATTTTCACAAAGTTCTTTGAACGTCACTGCCATTATTTACTTCCTTTCCACAGCTTTGGCACAGAACATTACTTCTTTGTGTTTGTTTCATACCACAATGCTGACATGTTTTACTAAATATTTTGTCATAGTTATCTTCATACTCTTTAGTGTTAGCCTTAGAGTTAAACTTTGCTTTTTCAAATTGCGTCATTGGTTTAATTCTTTTAGTAATTCTAAGTAATGAATAGCTTTATTAATATCTTCAAGTCCATTTTTATTTTGCCATCTACATACATACTTAATAACGTTACCTTCAATATATCCTATGTTATTAGCATGTATAAACTCTACTGGTTGTATCTTAAAGTCTTTATAATGACTACCATTTACTTGTTTTTTTGTAGCTTGTACCATTATTATATCACACCTTTCGTCTTTTGTCAAGACTATATTGTTCTTTTAAATACCTTAATGATACAGCCATCTCATCAAAGCTTCCATCTTTAACTTCATGTAACACATAGATACCTCTCCAGTGTTCATTTGTTTGATAGTTAAGATAAGATTCATCATGAAGATAACAACTACCAGCTATGATAGCTGTCATTTCTGCGCCATCTGCTCTTCTTCCATATGCAATTTGTCTGCCTTGTTGGTGTCCTGCAAAGCATGACATATGTTTCTTTGTAAGCAAAGCATTTGCTGATGTGATTGGTCTTCCCATGACTCCAGAAGCAAAGTAATGTGAGTAAGCAATACCATTGATAGGAACAACACTAAGAAATGGATGTACTTCCCAACCATATTCAACATAATTTAAATCTCCTATGCTAATTAATTCTTCTAACTTCCTATCATTCTCTACTGCTCTATCAATTCTATCTTCATGATTGCCTAAAGTCAGTACCATTCTAGGAGTATACACTTTCTTTTTAGCTTTACGTTGTTTCTCTTGAAACTTCCATAATGGTGTTAGCAATGCTTCCATACCTTTATGTACTGCCCGAATGTCAGCTTTATATGTTCTACCTTCAAAAGACTTTTTACCTACATCATAAGATGAGAGACTCGGCAAATCTGCAAAGTCTCCTATCTGTACAATAACATCAGGTTGTTTGTCTACTATATATTTTCCTATCCAAGTCAAGTAATCTAATTTAATCCCAGGTTTTACCTGAGTATCTGGAATGACTAGATGTTTCATTGCAATGTCTCCTTATGTAAATCAAACTCTAATTGTTCTGCTTCATTCTTTTCATCTAATACAGTTTTAATAATACCTTCCCGTATTAAATTCTTTATAGCATGGTCCATTAAGAATTCGGCTTCTACAGAATCAACTGAGAAGTCGAAGTCGTATGAACCATCATCATTTTTAACTAAGTTTTTTATAATCATTAATCCAATCCTTACGATAGTCTAACCACAAGAAACCATTCTTTTCAGCCCACATAGCGTATGTAGTTTTACTTCGTTTAGTTATCTTATTGTCAGGGTTCATAAATAAAAATATAATGGTTACATGTGGGTTGTGTTCTTTGAACCATAGCATTTTCTTTCTTGTATCTAAGTCTAGTTTACCCTTTGCTTCAATATAAATTAATCTTCTTCCTGTTCTAAAGTCAGGAGTATATGTCCTATGTATAGCAGGTTGAATATACTTATATGAATTAGACTCATATTTTGTACGAGGAAATTCCTTACGAAGTTCCTTCCACACTTGTACTTCAAACTTACTTTTAAAGTGTGGCATAGTGTACATCGTAAGGTTCATTAAAGTTTCTTAGAATCCATAAACAATTAGCATTCATAAGAAACTCTTCTTCATTTCCATAAGCACTTAGTACTGTAGCTAACATGTCTTTTTCTGATTGACAATCAGCTAACAGTACTTGTGCTTTTTTATTACCAATTCCTTCTATGCCTCGGATGTTATCTGACCTGTCTCCTTTTAAACATTGCTCGTAGAACAACCGTAGTCCTTCTAGTTCACTTATGTCTTGCCAGGTATCAGGTCTTGACCAGCCTTTACCGTTTATTTCCCAGCTGAAATGTTTGCCAGGGATTTGTAGTAGGTCTTTGTCTAGGCTACAGATGATTGTATCTTCTGTTTGGTTGATGCCTAGTAAGTCATCTGCTTCTAATCCATCTGTTGCTACTTCAGCATTAAGTTGTTCCACTGCCCATCTTCTTAAATCATCTAAGTGTTTAGGCTTAGGAGCTGTACGGTTAGCTTTATACTCTGGATATATTTTCTTACGAAAATTTGTAGCTCCCGTTAGGTATGCTTTGTAAGAATCAGAATTTGTTTTCTCAATTATTTGGTCAAACAAATCAGTAGCTCTCCATTGAGCTATACCAAATGGGTCTTCCTCTGCGCTAGCTGCGCAGCGAAAGCATACAATATCCATGTCAATTAAAGCTTGCATTATAATGGAATGTCATCTTCAAATTCTGCAAAGCTAGAGTCAGCTGATTGCTGACCTAGCACAAAATTTTCATACTTCCTAGCTAAACCAATAACATCAATTTCTGTTATGGCTTTACCATGTGTTGCTAATGTAGCTACTGCATTGGCTAGAGAACTTTGTCGTACAATCATTACTTGTCGTAATGCTCGTTCTTCTTTAGTCTCATAGTTACTACCAGTTACTCGTGTTGCTGGTCGTGCTGTTGCACTAGCTGTTTGTACAGCAGGAGCTGGTGATTGCTCTCCTTCAGCTAGTACTCGTGTCCATTGCCAGTAGCCAGCTTCATCTTTCTCTGTTGCTACATTAACTAGGTCACCTTTNTCCCATGTTTGTGCTGTTTTAAACACATCAGGATTACTAAATGACATTAGTTTTTTACTCTGTACTTTACCTTCATCATTCTTAAAGGTAACTTCAATAGACTGGTATTGTCTACCATTCCTTGTTGTTGCAGTACTTGGTTGTGATACATCTATAATATCTAATTGCATTCTACAATCTCCATGTTACCCCATGATTCACCGACTTGACACTCGACTCTCATGGGAAGGTTAAACTCGTGCCCAAATAATTTCTTAAAGTTTTTAGGCACATCTTCAAAACAGTCATTAACTATTTGAACTAAACTATTAGTATAACATAACTTATCATCATAGTCAAGTATAATAGAATCATGTACTGTGTTTACTAATTTGACTCCTTGATGACTAGCGAGTCTGTTTTTTAAACTAACTCTTGCAATAGACATAAGGTCAGCCCCTAGTCCTTGTACTGGATAGTTTAAAATTTTAGTACGGGGATATTTAACACCCCATTGTGTTACTTCAGGTTCATAGTAATACTCCCTGCCTGTAGGCATTGTTAGTTTACGGTCTTTCTTTGCAAGAAACATTAACTTGTCATGCCAAGATTTTAATCCAGAATACTTAGCATAAAACTGGTCAATAATTTTTTGCCAGAAAGTTTCATTACCAGAAAAGTTAGGGTCATTAGCATAGCTATACGCACTACCTCCATAGATTAATCTAAACACAAATGTCTTTGCTATTAATCTAGAAGGTAATCCAAACCTTGCTTGATTGTCTGAGTGCATATCAGTGCCATTCCATATTTCTTCGATAGCAATTTTATCTTGCGATAAATAAGTAGCACCTACCCATTCAAGTTGTTTAGCGTCAGCTTGCAGTAACATTATAAATCGCCTAAGTCTGCTATATTAATTTCAGGTAATGCATAAGGCTCATGGTTTAAGTCTGCTTGACCATATGTAATAAGCCTACCTGATTCTTTTGCTATACTTTGTACAGTAGGTTCAAATGTATCAGGTTCATTTAGACTGATTGTAATAACTTCATTACCTTCAATACTTGCTTGCCTATGTCCTTGATAATTACCTGCAATATACATTAAAACAAAAACTAAAATTAATGTTCCTATTAATAAAATAGTATTTTTATTTTGTTGTGTCATACTAATACCTCGATTTAAATAACGTTTTAATTTCACCATCAAAGTTTTGTAGATTAGGTCTACTACTTGATAGCCTACCTGTTCTTGCTACACATTGATTTAGTTGNCCATGTATTTCTCCTTTCTTCCAGTTGTTTTCATCAATGAGCTTTACTAATCCTTGATAGTAAGTTGACTTACGTTTCTCTAGTTCAGCTCGTGTTAGTATTGTATTTAATATTTCTTTAGCTTCTTGATTAGGTTTAAGACTACGTAATGTTCTTTCATCAGTACTAAACAATCCTTCTTTAGCTAACTCACTACCTTTTAAAGGTACCAATCTTCGTGGGAGTTTGACTTCGTACTCTTCCCACTTAAGTTTTTCTTTACCCGCTCTAGCTCCAGTCTTATACCATCCAGCAACCACTTGATGACGGAGTTTAATAGCTCCACCATATAAGAAAGCACTAAGATGGTCAACGCTGTTGGGATTAAAAGAATCAAGATTATGATATTGATAAAGCTTTTTGTCCAGCTTATCGATTTGTTCTTCAAGTTCATCTCCTAATATAATTGATTTATCATAGTCATATAGTATACCATTAAACTCCATTTCTTGCAAGACTAATAAGTCTTGGTTGTGTAAACTTATTAATTTTTTAAGATGTGGTTTACTATTTAACTCTTCCATTTGTTTTATCATTACCTGTTCTGTAAGATTAACATCTTGTGTTAGGTAATCACGCAACAATTCTTCTGGAACTTGGGTAGTATCTATGCCATTGTTCCAGTACTGTTCTTTAACTGCATCTAATTTGCTCTCTAGTTTATAGTACTCAGCTACACTATTAAGACTAGGGTAAGTTTGTTGTTGACCAGTTAAAATAAAGTGCACTAGCTGACAGTCCCATACACGGGATGTGGTCAGGTTAATCCCATACCTAGCCAGCCAGTGCAAATCAAACTTAAGGTTGAACCCCACAAGCATATGACAACTATCCAGTTTTTCTTGGATAGCCAGGAGTAGTCTCTTGTAGGGTTCGGCTGAGAACTCTATATCGTATAGTTCTACTTGTTGGTTACTACCTAAACCAACATAACATAATTTGTTTGTTGTATCAAAAGGATTACCTTTGTTACTAATTGTAGTTTCTGTATCTAATACTAAATGATTCATATTATTTTCCTTCTACACTATTATACCATGAACAATATATATCACGCAAGTCTTCTTTACCTTCACCTATTTTGCGTAATAAATTATTTTGCATTCTATATATATTATTAACAACAGTTTCATTTTTAGTAGACCATCCTTCAATTACATATACAAAAAAGTTAGGCATCTTTGCTAAAGCTTCAAGCAATATCTTTTGACCAATACTTATTTCTTCATTAGGTCTTTTCCATTCGCCTACAAAAAACTTGTTGCGTCTTTCAATTACCATATCTATGTTGCTTGGTATAGCTTTAGGATTACTAGGTATAGCACCTAGTAGAAATCCAAAGTCTGTATGTGGTGCGTATGTATTACGCATAGCTTTATCGAATGTCTTCATATCTTGCTATCTCTGGTTTAATTAGTATTTGTCCTTGACCATGTCTCATGTCAGGCAGTGTATCTTCATCACCCGTTAGTTTGTTTTTTGTTATGTTAAAGTATCTCATTCTACTTGTGTTGTCTTGTTCTTTACCTATACCTAATATCCAATCTGCTTCGCCTTGCTTTGCAGTTTTACTACTGTCTACCATATCCATGGTTAGCCACAGTTTGCCTTCAGCCTCCCCTGAGGCTTGGCTGATGGCAATAACTGGGGCATATGCTTTAGCTATCTCACGTGCCCATTGATAAATTTGTTTTAATTCAAGGTCATTACGGTCAGCTTTGAATCCTTTAATCTTATCTATCTGGTCAAAGATAATCAAAGCTGGATTGCTTGCTTTAATTATTTCTTCTATACGTTTATAGTTACTAGAGTCTACAGTGTCAAGTAATTTAATTCTATTGCCTACTTCGTCTTTGTATATACCATTGTTAGAGACTTTAGTATCTCTAAGTTGTTGTAATGTTTGACCAAAGTATGCTTGATATATCCTGAATGCTACTGCTTTACCATCTTCTTCGTTATTAAACCAGAGTATATCACCATCAGTTTGTTTAATCAT